TATTTGAGATACATGGAGAAGAGGAAACTGGTAACGACATATGGAGAGTCATTTTTGAAACATGTGAACAGGAGTACCGGTAGATTGCATAGCAACTACTGGTAGATACTGAATACGGGTAGGATATCATCATCAGACCCCAATCTTCAGAATATTCCTGCTGATGAGAATATAAGAAAGTGTTTCATTGCAGATGAAGGTAACACCCTTGTTGTGGCTGATTACTCAGCACAGGAGACAAGAGTACTCGCTGACATGGCCAATGAGCGCAACTATATAGATTTCTTTAAGAACGGTGATGGTGATTCACATTCCATGGTAGCTTCCAGAATGTTCTCTGAGATAGAAGGAAGACCGGTAACAGTAAGCAAGAAACAGAACTCTGATAAGAGACAGATCGGTAAGATACTGTCATTTCAGATAGCCTATGGCGCATCAGCATTCTCCGTAAAGGACAGCTTTGGTATATCTGAGAAGGAAGCTCAGAAGTTCATTGATGCGTATCTTGATTCCTTTCCAGATCTCAAGAAGTATTTTGAAAAGAGAAAGAAAGAGGTAATTACTTATGGACATGTAATAACTGACAGAGTATCAAAAAGAAAGATATTCATGGAAGGTTTTGATCGATTCTCTGAGTTGCGGGAAGAGATACAGGACATCTATGATAACGGATCGGTGCCTGACAGAGCAATGATACGTGAGTACTATACCACTAAAGGTAAGTATGAACGTAATGCTCTGAACTATCCGATCCAATCGGTCTCCGCAAGTATGATGAAGCTTGCAGGAGTAAAAGTGTTCAATCATATTCTGGACAATGACCTACAAGGCAAGGTCAAGATGGTCTCATTCATCCATGATGAGATGTGTTTGGAATGCCCTATTGATATGGCTGAGGATATGGCTGCCATGGTACAGGATGCCATGGAATCTGCAGCAAGGGTGTTCTGTGATCATGTTGAGATCCCTGCTGTTCCGAATATTACAGAGTATTGGCAAAAATGAAAACAAAAAGCTAAAATGAAAGATCCCCGTGACAGAGTACAGAGAGAAGCATTCAAAGCCTGGTGTGAAAATGGCCGCCAGGGGACGATACAGGCCATTACAGGTGTAGGTAAGACATTCATTGCACTACATGCGATAAATGAGCTTGAAATAGGAGACAGGATACTCTTTCTTGCTGAAACACGACAACGTGAGCAGGACCTGAAAGAGCAAATGGTCAAATACAGAGAGGTCTTCGGTATAGATCTCAGTGGTAAGGACATAGAGTTCATGTGTTATCAATCAGCCTATCGTAAGATAGGTATGGAACATGCTCTTGTAATTGCCGATGAGATACATGATTCCCTATCACCGGCATATTCAAAGTATTATCGTAACAACAGTTATGACCGTATAATGGGACTGTCAGCTACGATAGATGACGATGAAGTTACCATAGATGGAGAAGAGACCACTAAGTTGGACCTGCTCAATACCATTGCACCCATATGCTTTTCATACACGTTGGATGAGGGACAGGAGGATGGTACTTCCAGACCACTTGATATCTACGTACTGCACCACAAGTTGGACAGTACCAGAAAGATCATACCTGGAGGTAGTAAGAAGAAGCCGTTCATGACCACTGAGGCAAAGACATACGAGTATTGGGACAAGAGATTCAAAAGATCCATGTTCTATCGTAATCCGTCTCAGAAAGAGGTCGAGTTCAGGATAAGCTCCAATAAAAGAGCTGAACTTCTGTATTCCCTTCCTTCAAAAGTAGAGGCTATAAATCAAATACTTGCAGAACTTAACGGTAAAACCATTATCTTTGGCAACGATCTGAATGCATTGGAGCAGATAACTCCAAATGTTGTCAGATCCGCAAAGAAGGGAGAATCTGCCAAACAACGTGAGTCAGAGAACTCAAAGATCAGGCAGAAGTTTGACAACGGGGACATAGATGTGATAGCATCCTTTAAGATGCTGAAGCAAGGTGCCAACTTAAAAGGCATCGATAATGTCATTCTCATGTCGTACTACAGTAAGGAGAGAGATCTTCTCCAACGTGTAGGACGATTAAGGAAGGATGGCAATCGCATCGGTACCGTTATCATCCCGGTAACTGTAGGTACTCAAGAAGAGAAATGGTTCGCAAAGATGACAGAGGGAGTGAACATAAGGATGACTCCCTGTTTGAACGTGAAGGATCTTGTATCCAGGCTGAAATAGAGAATGTTGATCTTATACAGGCATTCATTGATATCCTACGGGAAGAGATGGATGATATACAGGATGATCAACTGCCACTGCTATTGAAGAAAAGGTTCGGTATAGGTCTCAGTTATGAGCAGATACAGGACATTCTTTATGGCAGACCGTATATTGTAGAAAGAGAGGATACAAGGGCAGTATATATATGACCTTGTAAAAAGAGTAGAATGATTATTACAATCGATACGGAAATTCTTGATGAACATCTTATGACTCCTGATGAGTATGTGTATCTGGCCAGACTCATGGCTGATACTGACGCTCTGAAGAAAGTACTGTTAAAAGTTGACGGTAAGAAGCTCGTAAGACGTGGTTACATTGAGATAGACGATGGCGTTGCATATCTTACAGATAAGACCAGAGAGCTTTTCAAGATACCAAGGGAAGGTTTTGTTACTCCTAAAGTAGAGTTACATGTTACTACAAGTGTAGAGAACATTAAAGATCTAGCTATGAAGTACAGGAATCTATTTCCTACAGGTGTTAGAAGCGGAGGTTATCTTGTAAGAGGTACTGCAGAGTCATGTGAAAAGAAGCTTAAGTCCTTTAGAAGAAAGTATCCTGACTATGATGAAGCTATCATACTCCAGGCTACCAAGAACTATGTGGATAGAAAAGCAAGAGAAGCCTATAATCATATGAAGCTTGCTCCTTATTTCATTGAAAAGGATGGAATATCGATGCTTGCGGCTGAGTGTGAGGAATTATTGGCTGAAGGTACAGCAGGAAGAAGCGATGATGACTGGGGAAAGGACGTATGATGCTGCATACAATCGAATAATTGGAAACCGTGACAGGGTTCTGTCAGGAAAGGTTAACTGTATACCTTTCAAACTAAATAGACTCCAAAAATTCGTACCGGGACTTGAACCAAAGACCTACACTATAATCACAGCATCAAGTGGTGTAGGAAAGTCAAAGCTTGCTAAGCTGTTGTACGTGATAAGAGCGTATGAATATGTCAGAGACAATCCTGATTGTGGGATTAAACTGAAGATCTTTTACTTCTGCCTTGAGGAGTATAGAGAGATATTCATGCAGTCACTTATCATCCACCGTCTTTATACTCTGTACAATAAGAGGGTGGACATCAAGGTATTGAACTCCATGCAGCCTGAGAATATGCTGGATGAGGAAACTGTCGAACAGATAAGAGACCTCAAGGAGTATTTTGATGAGATGGAGCGTAACTGCTTGGTTATCTATGATAGGCTGAAAAGCCCTGAGAAGATATACCATGCATTGAAAAGTTATGCTGAGGCAAATGGTAAATGGGAGAATGATGTTTACATTCCCAATGACCCTGAAGAGTTAGTGGTACCTATCTTTGATCACGTATCACTTCTTCAACCCAGTAAGGGAGAGTCATTGCACGAAGCGATAAACAGATTCTCTTCAAACTTTCTTGTCGATCTCAGGAATACTTACGGAATGTCTCCTATAGTAGTTCAGCAGCAGTCTTCAGATAAGGAGAAGCAGGTCTATACTACATCAGGTTCTTCTGTGGAATCTAAGTTGGAGCCATCACTGGATGGCCTGGCCGACAATAAGAAAACACAGAGGGATGCAGATATGGTACTTGGTCTGTTTGCACCTAACAGGTATGAGATACCTCAACACAGAGGTTACAATATCCGTAAGATGCAAGACTTCTATCGATCAGTATCTGTTCTCAAGAACAGGTATGGGGCTTCAAATCTGAGAGTAGGTACATTCTTCGATGGTTGCGTAGGTGACTTCGTAGAACTGCCTAATGTATCAGATGAAGTACAGATGAGTAGAGTTTTCAATTTAATAGAAACACTTAATGAGTGAAATTATTCTGCCAAAGGAGAAGGTGAAGGCCACCCAGGTAAACCCTAGACGGCTTGTGCTATATGCACCTCCTAAAATGGGAAAGACCACACTCGTATCAATGCTTGACAACTGTCTGGTACTTGATCTGGAGAATGGTTCTGACTTCGTTGATGCCATCAAACTGAAGGCAAACAACGTAGATGAGATCCGTCAGATCATGGACAAGATAGATGA